CAGATTCAACTTGTTTTAACATAGTCTTTATATTTATAATATAATCAAAGAAAATTATTTAAATTGATATTTATTAAAATAGAATTTAACTTATAAATAATAAGTTAAACTAACATTTGCTATATATTTATTATGTTAGGATATATTGATAAATCTACAAAAAAAGGAACAAGTTTGACGAGAAAGGGCTATATTCTAAATAAATCTGACTTTTCTGAAAAAAAATTACAATTTGTTAGAAATCAATTAACTGTTAAACCTGTTGTTCATAGAGATTTTGCACATTTCGCAGAAGATTTTCCTGTATTTTATGAAAGCAAAACTAAGTTATACTTACCAAGATATTGGGGTCTTGAGAATTTTGGACCACCTGAAAAAATAAATATTTGTGATGGAGATTCTATTAATTTAAAATGTGTATATGAACCACGACCTATACAAAAACCAATTATTGATAACGCATTAAAAATTCTTCAAATGCCTTTTTCTGAATTTATGCTTAAAACTGAAACAATTAAGAAAAAAGAAGTTCAATATAAACTATATGGTGGTGGAACTATTATTAGTATACCATGTGGATTCGGAAAAACATTCTGTGCACTGTATATAATGACGAAATTAGCACAGAAAACACTTATAATAGTTCATACATCTGTTTTATTAACACAATGGATCGAACGTATTGAACAATTTGTTCCTGGCGCTAGAGTTGGAATTATAAAAGGAAAAAAATCAGATACAGAAGATAAAGATATTGTAATTGCGATGCTCCAAACATTAGTTAGTGAGAATCGGGTTTTTCCTAAAGGTTTTTTTAATCAATTTGGGCTTGCAGTAGCCGACGAAGTGCATCATTTAGCAGCACCTACATTTTCACGAGCATTGCCTTTAATGGCTACTAAGTATTTCTTGGGTTTAAGTGCTACACCAACTCGTAATGATAAATTAGAAAAAGTATTTTACTGGCATCTTGGCTATATTGGTAATCAACTAATTAAAAAACGAGGAAAGGAAGTTTTAGTAAAAATGATAAATTATACTAATCCTAAATTTTGTGAATTACGAAGATATAATGGTAGAACACGTAGAAATGATGCTTATGATATTCCAAAGATGGTAGATTTAATTATTTCTTGTAAAAGAAGATTAAAGTTTATTCGTTATCAATTAAAAATATTTGCTGAACAAGGCAGACAAATATTAGTATTATCGTCAAGAAAATTACATTTAAAAGATTTAAAGGAAAATTTTGATAGTTTTAACTATACTAAATTAGTTGATGGAGAAGAAGTTCCTATAACAACTGGATATTATATGGGTGGAATGAAAAAAGCGGAATTAGATGAATCTGCTAAATGTGATATTATTTATGGAACATTTAATTTAGTTGCTGAAGGAACAGATATTCCAACCTTAAATACATTATTAATGGCTTGTCCACGAAAAGAAGTTGAACAAGTTGTTGGTCGTATTTTAAGAGCAGATACAGGTTTTATTCCTGTTGTAATTGATATGACTGATACATTTTCGATATTTGTAAATCAAGGATTATATCGTCAAAGATTTTATAAAAGACAGAATTATCATATTGATCAATTTGATATAGATAAGGAGAATTATAAAACTTTTAAATTAACAGACTGTAAACAAACTGAAGGATTAAAAAGGGGTAGAAAGAAAAAGGATAATATCGAGGTAGAATTTAAGGGTTTAGCTATATTAGATGATTCTGATGATGAATAAAACCGAGTGCGTTTCCGACTAATATATTTTTTTATAGTTCGTTACCTTATTAAGAAAAAAAATATAATTGAAAATAGTAACTCTAAAAATGTCAAACTCTTTTAAATTCTCTGACAAAAAAAGAAAAGGACATAATTCTATTACTCTTGATAGGAAACATAAAGAGGTTATTAATCAATTTACACAATTAGAGGAATCAGTTCCTCAAAAACAAAATAAATTAATAAAACTCAAAGAACAATATGAAGTTCTTTGTAAAAATGAAAATGAAACTTTGAGTGATAAACATATTGATAGAAAATTTGAACTGAAAGAAACTATTGAGAATTTAGAAAAAGAAATTGATGATATTAAACAGGGAACTACTAAAGTCGAATATTATCTTGATACTCTCGATTTATTATCGAAATATTATAATAAAGTATCAATCAATGATAAGAAAAAAAAGGAGAAAACAAATCAAACAAATCAAAAAATAAATTTCTTTAAATGTTCAAAAAAAGATAATCAAAATATGACTAAATATGTTAATCAAACTAATAAATTTAATCGTTCAGATCTTCTTGATGAATATCTATCAATTATTGATGAAAATTATTCAGGTAAATATGAATATAATGAAAATGAATCATATTGTTATAATTGTGATTGTGAAAAAACATTAATTCATGCTGAAGCTTTATATGTATGTCAAAAATGTGGAGAAGCATCTTTTACAGTCATTGATAGTGAAAGACCTTCTTACAAAGAACCTCCAAGTGAAATTTCATACTTTGCATACAAGAGAATTAATCATTTTAACGAGTGGATCAGTCAGTTCCAAGCGAAAGAAAGTACAAATATATCGCAAGAGGTATATGATCAAATATTATGTGAAATTAAGAAAGAGAGAATTAGGGATATGGCTAGACTAAATCATATTAAAATGAGACAGATACTAAAGAGATTGAATTTAAATAAATATTACGAGCATATTCATCATATAATTAATAAATTGAATGGATTGCCGCCACCAGTATTAAGTAGAGAATTAGAAGAAAGAATGAGATTAATGTTTAAAGAAATACAAAAACCATTCTCTGAATGTTGCCCTAAAAATAGAAAGAATTTTTTGAGTTATTCTTATGTTATTCGCAAATTTTTAGAATTATTAGGTGAAGATAAATATATATCATATTTTCCTCTTTTAAAAAGTAGAGAAAAATTATATCAACAAGATGTTATTTGGAAAGGTATTTGTGCAAAATTAAAGTGGGCATTTTATCCATCGTTATAATCGTTTGGAATAAGTATAAATTTATTAAAATGTAAATAACAATTTTAATAGTTTTATATATAAATATTTTCATGGGATTATTTAATAGTATATTTTCAAAAGATATTGAAAATAAGAAAATAGAAATATTAGAGGACGTTCCAATTAAATCCGAAATAAAGGAAGATAATAAAAAACTGAAATTTTCACGAAGAGAAATATCATTTTTAGTAGATGATGCACTTTCCGATTTTAAGACAATGTATCTTTCACCAAATGGATTTATAAAAAAGAAAAATTTTAAAATTACTCAGGAAGATCCACCTGATTTTTTATTAGAACCTTCTAAAGTTAATTGAATATTTTGTACAAATTCTATTTGACTTTGTAAATTATCAATACGATGATTTAGAATTTCATTTAATTGATTCATATTATCTAATCTTTCATTAATACCATCTAATCTATCTCGCATTAATTGAGTAAAATTTTGATAATTAATTATATGAATATCTATTTTTCTATTAGTACTTTCAATTGGATATATTAATCTAACACTTTCACTTAATACATTAAAAACAATACCAATTATAAATGAAAATATTAATACAATACAGTTATAAATAATATTTAAATGAGAACTTTGAATTCTTTCAACATGTTCATTATATTGTTGTATATTTTCTAATAAAGTTTTTTCATTAATAATTTTTGATTGATTAAAATTTGTAAATTTCCATCTCAAATCATTAATTGTTGACTCATCAGTATTTTCTAATATTATAGTTTTTGGAATTTCTGTAAAATGTGGAAGTTTTAAATCTAATTTTTCAAGAATAAAATTTAAGATCAATTCTTTAGGTACCATATTTTCAAAAATTAAATAATTCACTATAAAAAAAATTGTTATTGTTAGCATAAAAACTTTTAAACATCGTAACATTATTATTTTACATAATTAAATCATTTAATGTTTAATACGGTGAATTCAAATTAAAATATAAATTAAAATTGAATTATATCTACCATATCTATATATCTTATATCTCTTATTGATTGCTTATTGCTTCTTTAATAGATATTGCCCTAGTGGATCTACCAATGGTTCACAAAAGAATTCACATTGTTTCTTTCCCAGAAAAAGAATGGTGGGGAGAGAAAAAGAACACGCCTCTTTGGGGTGATCTCAAAGTCACCGCCTACAAGCAGTCGCAAGAACTCTATCAAGAAGAACAACAGCGGAGCATATTTCTGGTTGAACCTGATAGTTTTTACTTTAAAAACGACAGTGATCTCTTTTTCACTCGGGCTAGTTCTCGTGTGTTTGAGAATCTTGATTTAGGGGATAAGACTTTGAACATCAATTTCCTTGGACATGGATGCCCAAAGCGAGACACGCAAATTATCCGTGCGATATATGATGCGCTCACAACCAAGAAGACCTTGGCAGAGGTGATTGAAAAAACGATGGAGTTGGAACACATCGTGATTGAGTTATATGGTTGCCATGTCGACAAAGACTATCAATATGGTCCATTCTGGGTTGAGGTAAAGAAACTTATCGGATTGGGAATCCCTTTGGTGATCGCATTTGGAGGAGTCAATGAACTGTTGACAACCGGTCAATTTATGCATAGCCAGTTGGGTTACTCGGATAAACTTGACGACGTGATGTCGGAAAAGTATGATGCATACTTTTCCCACAAGTTGGCGAAGTATTCAATTGCGACGTTCAATGGAGCAGAGGTTGTATCGATGCGATGTGATTTTGGTTACATCAACAAGTTCCAGAGGAAGCAGAAACAGACCTTCCTTATGCTCTGTCCACAGACCGGTCGAGGAGTTTGGGCAAGTGGATCGAAGAACTGGTGGGATACGACGAATATGCGATATGGCATTTCTGCCCCACGCATATGTTTCTATCAGCCCTTCATCCGCAGTTCATCTGGGATTCCGAAGGAATGTGGCACGATGACTTGGAGGGACTTTCCTTATGGCTATATGCCGAAGTTTTTGAAAAATAATATGTAAGACTTAGTATTTTTGAAAAACTATTAGAAAATTAGAATAAATTAATTCCAGTCCCTTTAAAAATGAAATCAATTAACAATAGTATTCTAATAAAATTTAAATGAATTCTGCATTATCTTGTTTTATTGGTTTTGTGCTTATAATTGGAACTTTAATTTCATATGGAACACAATTTCACAAAATTATTATTAATCAATCAATTACTGGTATTAATATTTATACGATTGCGATGGGTTGTCTAAGTTCTTGTTGTACTATGTATGCATCAATTTTATTAAATTTATCTACACTAAAATCATTCGAAATTGGATTAGATGTATCTCAATTAATTATTGTATGTATTTGTTATTATGCGTATATTGTCATATATATGTATTATATTCGTCATGAAAATAGTAGAGCATCTACATTTTATAATCAATTCTATCAAGTAGAAGATTTAGATAGAGATTATAGACACGTATTTATATTATTTTGTATATCTTGGATAATTTTGATAATTTTAGGAACTGCTTCTATTATTGCTCCTAGTTCTCACGGATTAATTAATACTATGTATATTATTGCAACAATTACAAGTGTTATTCAATGGGTTCCTCAATTAATTGAAACATATATGTCTACAGACATAAGTTCATTATCTTTAATTACACTAGGATTAAATACAGGTGGTTGTCTTTTAACAATTATATATCAATGTGTGATTAATGGTGAATCATTTTTATTAGTTTTACCATATTTAGTTGGTGCTTTATTACAGTTAATAATTCTAGTAATTTTATTGATAACTCCTCGTAGAAATAATGAACCTTTATTAAGATATGATGATCTAATTGAAGAAGAAATCCAAAGATTGTAGAATAAGGTAAATAAAAATTGAAATTTATATTAAATTATAAAGTAAGTTTTTATTATGGATTTTTGTAAAAATTGTGATAATTTTCTTTATATTAAAGAAGATCCAGAACAAAGAAAAATTTTTAATTATTGTAAATCGTGTGATTTTGAAAAAGAAGCAACTGATAATTGTGTTTTTAGAAAAAAATATAAAAAAAATGAATCCGCACCATTTATTAATCATAAATATATTAATAATGATCCAACTTATCCTACAAAAAATGTAAAATGTCCGAAATGTAAAAAGGTAAATACCTGTGCTTATTATCAATGTCATAATTTAAGTATTGTTATGGTATGTTCTAAATGTTATCATAATTGGCAATATTTTCAATAAATAAAATTGAAAATTTAAGATATTGCTTTAAAGTATATATTCAAACAATGGATAGTTATTATACTTATGATTATGCCTTCAAATTTATTGTTGTTGGTGATCCTGGTGTGGGAAAAACTACCCTTGTACAGAAGTTTGTTTCTAACAAATTTTCGCGTATATATGATACTACAATTGGTGTAGAATATAACATGAAAGTACTCAATATAAATGGAAAAAAAATTATAGTTGAATTATGGGATACTGCTGGACAGGAACGATTTTTATCTATAGTTAAATCCTATTATAGAAACGCTATTGGTGCGTTTATCGTATATGATATAGCAAATCGTCGTTCATTTAACCACATTAAAAGGTGGCAAAACGCTTTATATGAAAATAATAATGATTTACGATTTATATCATTAATTGCTAATAAAAGTGATTTAAGAGATACATATGGTGATCGAACTGAATTTAGCGAAGGTAATCAAATTGCTAAAAAATATAATATGTCTTTTTATGAAACCAGTGCCAAGACAGGAAATATTAGTGATATTATTGAATTAAGATGTAAAGAAATTCTTGATAAAATTGATTCAGGAGAAATTCCAAAATATGGAACAAGAGGTATAAGAGTAAAAATTGAAAATTTAGAAATTCGTTCGATAACACATAATAATCGTTGTTGTGTCATTAGTTAAGAAAATCAAAATAGAAATACTTATTAAATATTAAAATGCCAATACTTAAAAAGTATTCATCATTGTTTATTCAAAAATTAGAATATACAACTAAACGTCATATCTATATAAGAGATGTTTCGGATAAAAAATCAAATATGGATCAAAGTGTTATTGAATTTTATAAACAGTTATTATTAAAAGATATTTTACGTAGAGATTATGAATATTGTTTATTATGTAAGATATTTCCAGGAGATGTCAGTGAACTTATTTTAAAATATATATCTTCTATTGAACCTGAAAAGGGTATGGTATATTTAGGAAGACCACCTTATGAAGAATGTGTTAGTTATAAATTACCCGCCCACAAACAAATGTCTAATATACATTGGTATTTAAAAAAATATAATCGGCGTCATAAATCACTCTTTTATTAATTTATAGTATAAGTTGGAATTTTCTTTTTTCCAACTTTTTGATTTTGTTAAAAATATATATGGTAACCATTTAACAATACCTTCTTCTTCTGTATAGATATTATTTGTATAATTTGTAGTCAAATATGTAATTACTTGAAATCCATCAACAAAATCTTCCTGAAACATTATTAAATCTTTTTCTAATATATCTAAACCAGTTTCTTCTTTCATTTCTCTGATGGCCGCTTGTTTAAATGTTTCTCCTTTTTCTACTTTGCCACCAGGTAAATTAAAATCAGTTTTATCAGTTTTTAATGATACTGATAAGAATAATTTATTTTTTTCATCTATTAATAAAATACAAGATGCCTTCTTCATTTATATTATAATTAATTTAATTTATTAAGTAAATTTCTATCAAATACATGTTTATCTGTTCCATTTTTCGCACATCTATTACATTCATTATAAATTTGATTTAATTGATTTACTACATTTGTTTGCCTTGTATTAATTTTTTGAATATAATATCCGAAATTTAAACTTGCTGTTCTCTTTATATTTATTAAAGTTGTTTGAATTTTTTTTTCAAAATCCATCGCACTTTTCATCGCATCAAAAATTGACCAATTTGATTGTTTAATTGATTGAATATTTCTAAATACAACAGAAACACCTTGTGTTTGTTGATATTTAATAATATCTAAAGCAACATTTCTTTTTTCTTCAGATAATTGACTAAATAATTTTGCCATACCACCCAAAGAATTACCTTTAGTTTTGAAATGTGCTGATATAATTGTATAGGCATATGACCCATAGAATAATGTATTTATTAAATTATTAATATCATCATTATTTGTCGGATTATACCTTAAATTTAAAGTAGGAGGAGTACATAAATCCATTTTATTGGAATTATTTGTTGAATTGTTGTTAAGCCAAAAATTCATTTTATAAATTATACAAATTTTTTTTTTTATAAATATTTAATTCACGGATAATAATACATATGAATTTTTAAAAAAATTGCTGTAGGTAATCCAATTACTAATAATCCTCCTACAAAATACATAAAAGGCTTTGCCATAAAAATACAAAAATTTAAATAATGTATTCCTATTAGTATAAAGATTTTATAGATTATATCTTTTAATTCATCCCATTGACTTTGAACTTGGACTATTAAAAAATTATTTCTATTATCATATAATCTATTTTTACATATTGGGCAAATATTTTTTCGTTTTAACCAATTAGATAAACATCTATAATGATAATAATATTGACAATTACATTTTGTAAAATATCTTTTATTAATTAAAGTTTGAGATTTTTTTGTTTTTATTGTTTTTAAACAAATTGTACATTCATACATAATTACAAAAATACATAAATCTTATTATAAAATTAACTTTATGTATTTTAACTTAGAATAATTTATTTTCTTCTTTGTCTTTTATTTTTTGCCTTTCCACGGCCATTTCTTTTTCTTTTTTTTCTTTTTTTTCTTTTTTTTTTTAATAATGCTTTATCGCATCCTTCTTCTTTTTTGGGCATTTCATACATCGTTTTACGAATATATTCTTTTGTTTGTTCTACCTTTTCATGGTAGTGTATTTTTGGTTCATTATCACATTTTAGTATATCACTTGTGATATTAAGAGAATTATTTCCACATTCTTGGGTAATATTGTTATCAGAAATATTAATATTTTTTTCATCAATTTTACCATTAAGATAATCATCATTAATATAAACAGAACCTGTTTTTAATGATGTGGATTCAACAAAAATAAGATCATCAGATTTATCTGTTGGAATACTTATATCAACGCCATTGATAATAATAGTATCTTTTTCCTCAACTACATCTTCGGGGGTGGAGTCAGCAGTATAAAATATAGATATTAGTTTAGATAGTATGGATAACATTATATTCTCTAATGTATACCTATATTTTTAAAATCAAGAAAGGTTATGAAATATATGAAGGTATATCATTATTTTCCTGTGAAATAATATGAGTTTCATATGTAGTACACCAGTGCATTTCAGCCATATGAATTAAATAAATTTTTCGTAAATTAAAATAATCATAATTCCAACCAACAATTTCTTGTTTATTACAACTTAAAGTAGAATAAATATTTATTTCTATATTATACATTTCTGAGATTATTTTTAAAATATATTCTGCTGGAGTTTTTTCCCAATTTCCATCAATACCAATATATTCTAAAAAATCTTCCCAATTTTTATTAAAACTATCATCCTGATCCTGAAATAATTCTTTATAAGTTTTTCCTAAATATTCAATCATTATATCCCGTTTTTGTTTCAAGTACCATACGATTGATTTTCGTAGATTATAGTAACTTACTCCAGGTAAATGACTAGCAATTGCATGAAACATACAATTACCATCTTGTGGAACATTTACTATAAGTAACCCTTTTTCTAATAATTCATTTTTTAATCTTTCTGGAATTAAATCAATTGTATTAAATTCATTATCAGGAAAATCAATATCCTGTGAAGTATTGGAGGAATTATCTGTTTGTTGGTTATTTTCATTATCTGAATTATTTGAAGTTGGCATAACTATAT